ATAGCTTATACAAAAGTCCTTGAGAAAGTTCTTGGAAAATGACAGAAAAAGAAAGAAAAGCAGCTGAAGCTAGGGTCAGAGCTTTGCAACTTCTTTTAGAGGCAGAGGAGTCACCTGCCGCAGCTGAACAGGATATGTCCACCACAGCGGACATTGCAAAAAGTCTTGGCAGTGGCGTTGCAAGGGGCGTAGTTGGTCTGCCCGGCGTTTTCGGTGATATTGAAGCACTTGGCAGAATGGGCTTAAGGGCGGCTGGCGCAGGTGTATCGGCAGACCCGTTTATGCCGACATCAAGAGAGGTTATCTCAGGCGCGGCTCAAATGCTTCCTGAAGCGGTTAGCCCTGCACTGACTTATCAACCACAAACAGCCGCTGGTCGTATTGCTCGCACTGCTGGAGAGTTTGCTGGTGGTGCATTGCTGCCCGCTGGTGGGATTGCTGGAGCAACAGGCCGCCAACTTCTTGGGACAACGGCAAGGGGAGCTGGTGCTATGGGCGGCATTGGTGCTGCTACTGGCGGCATTGAAGAGGTTGCTGGCCCCGGCCCCGCAGCCTTGTTTTCTGTTCCCGCAACGCTTGGTTATGGCGCTTTATCAAGTATTCGCGGCCCAATGTCTCAGATTGTAAGAGAAACTATGCCGGGTCAAATGGATGTTGCTGGCGCTCGTCAGTTGCAGCAGGCCTCGCAGGAGATGGGTGTTCCGCTGTTAGGGCCGGAGGCTATGACTGGCCCACGGCTTCGCCAGTTGGCTGGAGATGTGGCTGCCACCCCTGAAGGCGGTGCTATCATACAAGAGGCTGTAAGGCAGAGAGCGCAAGCTGTTCCCGGTCTTTTGACAGGCGCAGCAGAGGAAGTTGGCCCAGCAGCTACCACCCCACTTGGGTTGTCACGGCAAGCGTCAGAAACAGCTGAAAAATCGTTGCTGGCCGCTGAAAAAACAAGGACAACAGCAGTCACCCCGCTTTACAATGCGGCCAAGTCTCAGTCAGTTCCGGGCGATAGCATAAAGGCTATTTTAGAAGCGGCAAATGAAGCCAAGAAAACTGTTGCTCGCGGCGGGCCAACGGAAAGAGCGATAGACACATTCATTAGCAGGATTTCTTCTCCTAGTAGGCAAAAAGGCAAGCGCAATCCTGTTACGAATGTTGGCCGCTTGGATAGCGCATTTAAGGAGTTTAGGGATAAGTTAAACCTGCCAGCTGGCTCTCAGGACGCTATGCTAAAAGAGGCAAAAGGGGTGGTTGGTAAGCTAAACGACCAGCTTGATAATGTCCTAAAGGATGTCCCAGAACTTGCTGCTGCTCGTGGTGCTTATCAGCAAATTACCGACAATGTTGTTAATGTTTTGGGCGATTCTGGCCTTAAGGCATTGAGCGCGGCAAAAACAACCCCGCAGAAGGTTGTTGATATAATCGCTTCTCCTGAGATGGCTTCACCTCAGTCTATAGCAAGGTTATCCAGCGCACTTAACAAGCAGGACGCTACTGTGTTTCCAAAGATTGCTCGGCAATGGATTGATAATGCAGCAGACCAAGCGCAGAAGATTACTGTTGGCGCGGGTGAGGCTCCCATCTCAATGGGCGCAAAGTTTGCTCAGGCAGTTCGCGGCACACCAAAAGCTCGCTCCAACCTAAACGCGATTTTGAATGGGGTTGCTCAGGCGCAAGGCAAAACAGCAGATGAGACTGCGGCCCTTGTTACTGGCTTTAACAGGATGCTTGATGTTCTGGAGCGCACTGCCACAATACCGGGCGTTGGGTCACCAACAGCACAGAGAGCCGCATTGCGTGAGGCTGCTCGCCAAAGAACCGCAGCCGACATTGTGGATGTAAGGAAGATTTCGCTTCTAGGTGCTATTCCTGAAAGAATGAGAGAGGCGGCAATGATGTCTCGGTATAAGAACATTGCAGAAGCGATGACCCGGCCAGATAGCGTTGACGCTCTGATTAACTTGGCAAAGGTTGAGGTGAACTCAACTCGCGCCAGAAACATTGTCAACAGCCTTATCGCTGTGCCGCGTGAAATTGAATCCGCTTTAGGAGACTAAGATGCCGAAGGATAAACTTACCGATTACTCCGCGACTGCGGCGAGCAACACCGACATAGGCGGCGTTGGGCTGGGCGAGGGGACTATGGTTCCCAGTGACCTCAATAACGCCATTAGGGAGCAGATGAGCCACCTAGCCGACTTTGCGGCTGGCACAACTGGCATCAATGTCCTGAACTTACAGGACGATGACAACAGCGCATCCATCAAGCTACAGGCTCCGTCAGCGGTGACCACGACCACCACCTTCACCCTTCCCGATGGTGATGGCTCTAGCGGCCAAGTTTTAAGCACCGATGGCTCAGGACAGCTTGATTGGTCTAGTGCTTTTTCTTCTGGTATGCTTGTTCCCTACGCTGGCTCCTCAGCGCCATCCGGGTGGCTTCTTTGTTATGGTCAGGCGGTTAGTCGGTCAATCTATTCCGCGCTTTTTTCCGCTATCGGCACAACCTACGGAGCGGGTGACGGCAGCACCACCTTCAACCTGCCAGACTTGCGTGGCCGAGTTATTGCTGGTCAGGACGATATGGGCGGCACATCAGCTGACCGTTTGACCAATCAAACTGATGGCATTGATGGAGACACGCTTGGAGCGATAGGAGGTGCTGAGACGCATATCTTGACAGAGTCGCAACTTGCTCAACACAGTCACAGCATATCTGGGACTTATCGAAGGGATGAGGGTTCATCTCCGGGCGGATACTTCCCACGCGGTTCTGCAAGGGGAACAAGCGGCGTAGATATTGACGGATTTCTTGACATTACCGCTGACAATGTTGGTTCTGATGAAGCTCATAACAATGTGCAGCCGACCATCATTCTGAACTACATCATCAAGACCTAAGAGGTTCCGATGCCTAAGAACAAGCTCACTGATTACAGCGCGACCAATGCCTCAAACACGGATGTGGGCGGGATTAACATTGATGAGGGTATGCTGCCCTCCGATGTCAATAATGCTATCCGCGAGGTTATGACGCATCTCAAGGACTTCTCCGAGGGAACGCAGCCAATTAACGCCTTAGATGTAGCTGGCACAATCACCAGCGATGGGCTGACTGTTGACACCAACACGCTTCATGTTGACAGCACAAACAACCGGGTAGGCATTGGCACTACGGGGCCAGCTACGCCTCTGGATGTCCGGGCCGCAAGTCCATTCATCCGCAGCACCTATGACAGCACTGGCACTTATGTGCAGATGTTCCACAACGGGAGCAACGGCTATTTTGATTTTAGCTCTGGCGGCCTGATTTGGCGCGGTGCAGGTCAAGCGGAGAGGATGCGACTGGATTCAAATGGCCGCTTGGGCATCGGCACAAGTTCGCCAGCGGTTCCTCTTGATGTTGCCAGCACAACCGGGGTTTCTCGTATTACATCCACTACAGGAACAAACGCTGTCTATTCGTATTTTACAAATACGGGTGGTGATTTTTACATTGGCAGAGACAATAGTGCTGGAAGTGCTTTTGCTTCAGGAACAGCCTATTCATCTATTTTGTATTCCTCTGGCGCATACCCAATGGTGTTTTATACAAACGCCACAGAACGCCTCCGCATCGACAGCAGCGGAAATGTGGGCATCGGGACTAGTTCTCCAGCACAAAATCTTCATATTGAAAACACATCGGCGTCTGTTCGCCAAAGGTTTGTCACAGGCACAACCAATCAAATAAGCATAGATTTTGGTGACACTGACAGCGGCACTGTTGGTCGTATTACATATGACCACTACACAGATGCTATGGCCTTCCAGACAAATGCATCAGAACGCCTCCGCATCACATCGGATGGAAATTTACAGGTAGGAGCGACCTCTGGCCGGGGCGGTGGGGCTACTGGCCACCTGTTCAAGATGCCTAGCGGTGACATCTATTTTGAAATCATGGGCAACGCTACCGGGTCAAACACAGACATTCTGTTTTCGGATGGCACTGGCGGGTCATACGGCGTGGTCGGGTATGACCACACAAATGACGCTTTGCGCTTTTTTTCAAATTCCGGGGAGAGGGTCAGAATTGACAATACGGGAGACTTATTTGTCGGCGGGACAACAGGCGGTCAGGCAGATGCAGTCACGATTAGCGGCGATGGCTATGTGCAAGCCCGCATGACATCTAATTTTTCCGGCTCGTTTGAGAGGCTTTCAACGGACGGCGACATTATTCGGCTGCGAAAAGACACCACCACTGTGGGCAGTATTGGTAACGACAGTTCCAACTTGTTTATAAATTTCTCTCAGACCAACAATGTTGGTGTAGCCGCAGGAACTTCAGGCGGCAATCCTGTTTTATTTCCAACTGGCAACACCGGGGCGGTAAGAGATGACGCGGTGTCGCTAGGTTATTCAGGTGGCCGCTTCAAAGACCTCTACCTATCCGGCGGTGCATACTTAGGCGGCACTGGTTCGGCTAATAAGCTGGATGACTATGAGGAAGGGACTTTTACTCCGACTATTAGAGAGGTTAGTAGGGCTACAAGTGTCACCTATAATACTTGGACTGGCGCAAGCTATACAAAGATTGGCAATTTAGTAGTTATTACTATGGAAATTGGCATTAGCAGCCACGATGGCACGACATCTAATTCATCGTGGCGTTTTGACGGTTTTCCATTTGTGGCTAATTCAGATAGAGGCACTCTTACTGTATACAACAATAACGCAGGAGCATTGCTTGGCGGTGGAAGATTAAATGCTACTACTTATAACGCCCTTGCATATATGGCTGTTCCAACAGTTTGTGCCTTATATGTTACCGTTTCATATCAAACAAACTCATAACCTGATTGGACATCAGGTCGGACAGTCCAGCCAAAGGAGATAAAAATGGCACTAACAGAAGAAACAGTCGTAGACAAGGTTGAGGTCGTTGGCGATTTCAATCATGTGCAGGTTCGCACTGCCACAGTCATTAAGCGTGACGGCGCAGAAATCAGCCGCAGCTTTAGTCGTCATGTGGTAACACCGGGCGATGACTACAGCGCAGAGGACAGCAAGGTGCAGGGCATCTGTGCTGCTGTGCATACACAGGATATTATTGACGCATACAACACACATTTGGCCGAACAGGAGATTTAACCAATGGCTAACACATACAACTGGACTTTCCCGCAGCTTGACACAGCCCCCACAGAGGGCGATTTGACCAATGTAGTGAAGCAGATTCACTGGCGTTTTACTGCTGTCAGCGACACCGAAACCAATGCAGAGGGCGTTCCTCTTTCTGTTTCTGCTTATGGGACAGCAGCAGCTGGTGAGGCAGACGCAGACAACTTTACAGACTTTGACAGCTTGACGCAGGATTGGTGCAAGGCACTGGTGCTGGCCTCTCTGGACAAGACAGAGGCAGAGCTACAGACAATGCTGGATGAGCAGCTTGCGGCTCTGGTTAATCCGCCAATCGTAGGCAAAGTTCCTGCTGGGTGGTAAGCGATGGAAATGTCCGGTCTCATTGATGTTCTAATAGGCGTTATAATCGCAGGTGGCGGTTACTGGCTGCGAACTATGCAGGCAGAGCAGAAGCGTTTGGAGATTCTGCTCAACCGCACCCGCGAGGACTACGCGACCAAGTATGAACTGCGTGACGATATGGACAAGGTTATGCAAGCCCTCCACCGGGTTGAGGACAAGCTCGACCGCCTGATAACGGAAAAATGATTCATGTGTTCCTGCTGCTTGTCTATCTGGGCGTAGGTGACGACAGGCGGCAGGTCAGCAACACGATGTATTTTGAGAGCATCATTGACTGCAACTACTTTGCAGCCGAGATAGCAAAGAGGTTTGGAAGCTACGGAAGTCTTGACGGCATTGACCCACGCGACAGGGTTATTGCCTACTGCGTCCCCCAGCAAGTCGCTAAAGGCAGCGTGGAGATTTACTGATGTTAGCCGAACTTGCCGCTGCCAACGCCGCCTTCGCCATTATCAAGCAAGCAGTTAGCAACGGGCGCGACCTAGCCAACGCCGGGTCGGCCATAGCTGACTTTGTGGGTGCTAAGGAAGAACTCCGCCGCAAGGGTGAGAAGAAGAAGAAAAGCCCGTTTGCCAGTGGCGGCGACTTAGAGGAGTTTATGGCCCTTGAGAAAATCAAGGAGCAGGAGACCCAGCTGCGCGAGATGATGGTCTGGGCTGGTAGGCCGGGGATGTGGGACGACTGGCAGAAGTTCCAAGCAGAGGCTAGAAAGGCCCGTCAGGCCGCCGAGGAAGCCCGTAGAAGGCGCAAAAGGAAGATTATAGAGGTAACCCTGCTCACGGCGGCTGGCATAGCTGGATTGGGCATTATTGGGGCCATAGGCTACTTCATATATCTCGGCATGACTAACCAGATATAAAAATGTTGACAACTGTTAATTTGCACTTAACATATACCTGTTACAGATACAGGAGGAAGTTATGCGTAACAAATACAGGTTCAAGATAAAGCAGCGGCCTAAGTCGAGGGATTGCTGGGTGCAGGTTCTGGATGGGAGGAAGATAATCCGGGTCTGCAAGTTCACCAGTTGCAATGCGGCCCTCAGTTGGTTAGAGTTGGCGGAGAGCTATCAGGCTTGATGGCTCTGTTTCCTCCCTCCAGACCCCGGCGACTTCTCCCTGTTGCCGGGGTCATTTACTTGTATTCAGAGATGTCTATCTTACGCACCGGGGACGCGGCCCCGAAACTTTGCTTCTGCCAGAAGGTCTTTGTGTTGGCTCGCTCCTGACGCTTGCGCTTCTTCTCGCGCTGTTCCTTTTCCTTCTTGGCCTCGTCTCTGAGATATTTGCGCCAGCTCATTTCTTCAGTCCTTTAATACCGCGCAGTCCGAAGCTGGCTGCAATGCTGGCATACATAGCCCACTGGAACCAGTCCGGCGTTGTCTCCAGCACTTGGAAGCCTCTATCCACATAGGGCTGCAAGGGCGGTATGAAGCACATAGCTATGATGATGATGAACAGGATAGTCCACGCCTCATCTTTCCAGCTATCGCCGGAAGCCTGCGCCATAATCTTTTCCCAGCCAGCCTCATGCGTGGCGGCCACCTTCATGACCTCAGCCTCAGCCTCAGCCTTGGCCACCTTGGCCCTAGTCTCGGCTGCCGCCTTCTCCGCCTTGCCCTTGAGCCAGCCCCCGGCCAGTTCCGCTACCGCTGGTATCAATGCCTGAATCATAGCCTATCATCCTCTTTGCTAGTTCAATCCTAGCCCGGAGCAGATTCACAGTCTGCTCAAGGTAATCTGTCATCTCGCGTTCTGTCACTGCCCGCACCCTTGCTATTAACATACAGACCGAACCAAGCCGCACCAGCACCCACTATAACGCTAACAAAGCCCGCCTGAGCGTTGTTAGGCTCCGGCAGGGACATGAACCACTGGCAGGTCTGATAGAACACCACCATATAGCTTAGAATGAGCATACGCGGCACTATACGCCACGCATCCAGCTTCTGGGGGGTTATACCTGCCATTCGCCCGTCTCCATCTGTCTAGCAAGCTCTACGGCCCGCTGTGATACTTGTGCGGCCCAGCGGCTGTTCAGCATCTGAATTTTGGCCTCAGCAAAGTCACCTGCCGCCACGGCAGCCTGAAACTTCACAAACTTATCAAAGCGCGGCTGGCCGAGATTGAACAGCATATTCACAATCACCGCCTGACGCGGTTCGTTCAGCCCGTCATAGAAGTCGTATTTCTTTGCAATCTGGCGATACTTGCCAACATCACAGGCCAGCAGGTAGCCAGCTTCCTCCTCTGTGATACCGCCGCCCAGCTCCTCATCTATCAGCCTGCCGTAGCCAATGGTCAGGTAGCCCAGATGGTCACGATAGGCGTGGCTTACAAAGCCCTCATGTTTAGCCAGCTGCTGCACTAATTTGTCTGTCATTGTCTTGCTCCCATTCACCTTGCATCATCTTAGATGCTGTTACGCCCAGATTGTAGAGGGCATTAGTCATCTCATTGTCACTGGCCTTGCCTCGGTCTGACATGAACACCTCAACAGCCTCCCCGGTGGACGGGTGAAAGCTGACAGTGACTGCAAGCCCGGCTCCGATGTTTTCGGTGATGCAGGGCCGTCTATTTGGTAGATTTTTCATTGATGCTCCTGACTGCTTCCTCCCAGCTCTCAATCTCAAGGTGAGGGTCTGTGAAGTAGCGTATCGCTCGTGATATTTTCTGGTGTTTGAGAGCTGTGACGGGCATGAAATAGCATGACCTATGCTCACTAGACACAAGCGCAAGTATGTCATAATCGCTTGGGTTTGGCATCCGTTTTTTCTTCGTGCCATTCGCCTGCTTAATGCCGCCGAGACCTATGACAAAGGACAGCTTGGCATCGCCCCGCAAACTGCTCTGACAGGACTTCACCTGAATCAGCAACCGCTGACCCGTGACCTTGTTAAAGGCAATCAGGTCAACGCTGTCCTGCTGCGCCATTGCCACGCCCCAGCCAGCCTGTAATATGGCCGCAGCCGCTATATGCTCACCGACCAGACCAGCCATTGTGTTCGTCAGGTCGCCTGACGCTATACGCCTAATCCCTGAGTGGCCTGACATGAAGTTCATACCCCAGATAGTTTAGACAGTTCTCTAAATCGTTGACGCGGGGGTTTGTCCTAGTTCGCCAGTCCCTGAGCGTATCCTTGCTGTAGCCCACCCGTTCAGCCATCTCGGCCTCCGTAATACGCTGGGTGTGCATATGCTCAAAAAGAATACGGACGACTTTACTGTTCGTCCGTATTGGATTTTTCCCCCGGTAGGTTCTCATTTTGATTCCAAAGCCATTAGCTCGTTGAGATACCAGTTAGCCTTCGCCAAGTCCTCTACGGCATTGCCCTTATGGTCAAATCGCCACATATACTTGATGATTGCCCCCTGTAAATAGAACTTGTAACCATCCCCGGTTGCAGCCTTTATGGCATCGATGCACTCGATTTCGCCCTTAGTATAATGAGCGGGATGGTTCACCGGGTCATTTGATTTCATTGACTTTTTCCTTCTCGTTCTCGTTTTCCCCCGCATCTTCTTTTATCATAAGAACGGCGTGTTGGCTATGTGGCCAGTGCAGTTCTGAGCGAACTTTCCACCCAGCGGATTGATAACGCTTTATGTCAATGTGATTCACATACCTCAGCCTCATGCAGCCAGTTCTTCCAGCACAGCGTTGAGGGTGGTGTTCAGTTCCGTCCGGCCTCTGCCGCGACTGCGGATTTTGGTGCAGGCATACTGCACAGTGGTGTGGTCTTTGTTATACAGGTTGGCCACTGTTGGGTAGCTTTTGCCTGTCAGCTCCACAGTCAGATACATTGCAATCTGCCGAGCGAGAGCGACATTTTTCTGCCGCCGCCTGCTCATTATGTCCATAGAGCTATGCCCGGTAATCTTTGACACGGCTTTCAGAATCTTCAGACTGTTCTTGTCAAAGTTCTTCAAACGCGACTGGTTCATCTGCTCGTAAAGTTTCTCGATTTTTGTTGAAGCACTCATAGCTACAAAACTCCTCTCCTCGTCCATTGACCAAAGCATCCGGGCTGGCAAAGCTGAAGTAGCGACCGCAAAGGAAGCAGTGCGTCTTTACCGCCCGGCTCAGGTCATAGGGATTGGCCTTCTTTCGTTTCGGTTTCGGTTGATGCCACATTGGCCTTCCGCTTTTCCTTTATCTCCGCCGTCAGCAGCCACAGGGCCATCTCCAGCCTGCTCTCCCTGCTGATGGGGTAGAACTCAGCCCCACCATCCGTAAAGTGGATGGTGAGACCATTGGTTTCAACGATGATGTTCTCTATTTTAGAAGGGGATTTCATCGTTCAGGGACTGCTGCTGCGGCTGTTGTGCGGGGGCAGCTGCTCCGTTCTGTTTCTGCGCTACCTCTGCTGAGATGCTCAGAAAGGTGCGGCCTGACTTGGCCTCACGCTTCCAAACCGACAGGCGGTAGTCTGTGCCTTCAATGTTGAGGCTACCAGTCATGTCTGGACGCTTCGGGTTATCGCCCTTGTCATTGTCAAAGAGCGCACCGCGATTGGTGTTGTCATACTGTTCAGCCATTCATTAGCTCCTGTTTCCTTGCTGAAAATAACTGCCTGTCATCGGCAGTCAGGTTGAGTTGCACCTCTTGATAGAGGGCTTTGAGGGCATCCATATCTGCGGCTGCCCGAACCCGGTCAGCGATTGTGACCGGGACATCTAGTTTCTTCATAGCTGGCACTGTGTCCTCAGAAGGACGGCCAACAGATTGCGGCGTAGGTGCTGGCACTGCCTCACCCACATACAGGTGGATACCCAGCCCGCAAGCCATTGAGATAGCCTTAGCCATACAGCGTTGCAGTGAGGCGTTCACCTCAAAGCTGTTGGGGTTCTGTATCGGCCTGTTGGCGTGGTTCAGCACAGGCATCACCTCAGCGGTGACATTGCCCTCGCCCAAGTCCACAGTCACCTGCACATACGCGTAGCCCTGCTCATCCCGCATGAACGGAACGGCTCGGCCATCGACCTCAAACAGATGCTTGGTCACCTTGGCGTGCGGTGCGTGTTGTTTCAGCAGCCGATAGGCGTGCGCCCACGACAGGTAAGTAAAGCCGTTCTTAGATTCGGTCATCTGCCGAATGTCTATCTGGCTCATTACATTCCAGAGATTGTTCATCACAGTTTCCATAGCTCCTTTGCTTCTTCTTTGAACTGGTGGTTCCAGTAGAATGGGTGGTCGAACTCAGGCTCAACCAACCCGGCCAGCACCTTCGGGTCAGTGCTAATCTTCAGTAGGTTCTGGCGTATGAGTGCCTTGCGCCGGGCTTCCTCCAGCGCAAACTCCAGCCCATCCTTTTTCAATAGGTCGCAGTTAGAGGCATCAAAGATAAAGCCAGCCTCTGCCGTAATGTAAGCGATGTTAGGCTCGGCATCTGTGGCCTTCCAGTAGACCGCCGCCTGCATTACATGGTCGAGCTGCGGCTCCTTCGGTATCGGAGCCTTTGACCAGCCGCGTGTGCCGTCCTTTTTCACCTGCCCCATTCTGGGAGCCTTGGTTTTCATCTCGCAGAAAACGCCGTCAGCCATCATATCGACATAGCCGATAATCGGTATCTCAATGCCGGGCAGATACAGCTCAACGGACTTCTCCTCACCAGCACCTGCAAACCTTTCAGATAACAGGTCGATGCCGACCTCACCCATAGCCGGGATAAGCTCGCGGAATTTCTCGCGCTTTTCTGGGCTTTCATCTGCCGGGTGGAAGTCAAAGTCCATCAGGGCCATCTTAATGGCTTCCTCGATGTCCTGACCAGCGCACAGCACCGCCTGAATCAGATTGTGGACGGATGTTCCGAGTGCAGCGTTCTCGCCGACCTTCATCTCGCGGCGTTGCTGCTTGCTGAGATAGGCATACATAAACACCCAGCTACCCAGCGGTCTGTTCAGTTGGCTGGAACTGAAGTGGCTAAACCCAGCTGCTTTTAGTTTGTCTGTAAAATCTGTCATTCCATCACCTCTTAAATTTTAATTACCAAAA